CCGCGGGCGGGGCGTCTCGGCCTGCGAAGGTTCGGCCGACTCGACGTCGCCCCACGCCTTCGGGTTCATGATCTGCTTCCGTGCCCACGCCGGCACGTCGTCGCCGGGTCCGTACGCGACCGTGCGGCCGCCGACGTCCCGAACGTGCGTGTACGTGACGAGCTGCTTCCCGCTCATGCGATCACCCCTCTCAGCGACGTCGGCGCAGAAGTCAGGTCGGGGTTCGCGAGACCGGCAGCCCGATCGCGGCCGCCTTCGTCCACAGCGGCCGGCGGGTCGTCGTCCTTGTAATGCCCGAGACGATGCCCGGCTCTTCGCCGTCCTCGATCCCGTAATCGCCGTCGAGCGACTCGGCGGTCGTGCCCCACAGCGTGGCGCCGAGGTCGGTCGACTCGGGGTCGTTGGCGTCCGCGGCCGGCAGCAGCAGCACGCGTCGTCGGGGATCACGCGGGTCGTGACGCCGGCGACGCGCACGCGCGCTTCGTACGTCGAGATCGGCGGCAGCCCGTACGCCCGGAACACCTCGTGACCGAGGCGATACTGACGACCGAAGCTGCGAGACGCCGCCGGCGTAGACCAGGGCGCGCAGCTCGTCGTCCGCATCATCAGCGCGACGACCCGCTCGCTCGTTAGGATCGCGCCGGGCGCCTCGCCGTTGCTGTCGACGTACGTCGCCTTCCAGGCGAGCAGATCGGCGAGGATCTCGGCGGCCGGGTCGGTCCACGCGACGGACGGTACGACCGTGTGCGAGCCCTTGCGGCCGAAGTCGACGGTCGCGACGACGCCGTTTTCGGCGAGATCGAGCTTGCCCTTGTACAGAGCTTCGCCGCGGGCGAGCTCCATACGCGCGGCGACCGATCGCGTCATGCGCATCGCGTCGCGCATCAGCGCGTTCCGCACCTGCCCGTCGAGCCGGCGCTGCCGCAGCCGGTCGTACTCACCGAGCCTGATCTTGCGCGAGATCGCGGGCAGCTCGCCCGTGATCCGGGCGATCCCCGGCCGCGCGGCGATCGGCGACTCGGCGTCGTACGACCGGAACGTCGCCGCCTCGATCAGTCCTCGCCGCCGCGCGTGAAGCGGTACTCGAGATCGTCGATCGCGTTGTTCGGCAGCCACCGGGCCAACGTGAAGTTGTTCGCCGCGAGTCTGCGGCCCCCGCTCGCACGTAGCCCGTGAGCTCGGCCGGGGTGATGTAGTCGCATTGATCAGCACGGTGATCACCCCTCTCAGAAGAACTTGACGAACCCGGCGACGTCCGCCTTACCGCAGCGTCGACGGGCCGAGGCAGCTTCGCCTCGACGACCGCCGCCGTGCCAGAGCAGCGCGCCTTGCGGGTCGATCGTGTTGACGGACGGCGCCTTGACGGCGGTGAAGAGGAACCCGGCGAGCACCTCGCGCCCGTCGGCCGCCGTGTTGTCGTAGGGCCCGTACAGCCCCGTCGCGGTGATCTTGCCCAGGGGCAGACCGTCGGAAGTAGCCGTTCGGGTAGTGCGTCCCGGCGGTGAACGCCGAGGTGTCGAGGTGAGCGGCTGCGCCGCGTCCGTGCCGTGCGCCGACTTGAGCCATGATGATCGTCTTGACCGAAGGTCTCGGTCACGGTGCAAGGTTCATCGGGGAGACTCCCGGTGTCAGGTGGTGGTCTTCTGGCCGTGCCGCTCGGCCACAGGTCACGGCCGGCTGCGACGCTGCTCTGCCGCTTGCTCTTCGAGCGGCTGCCGCGTGCGCCCTGGTCGAACCCGCGGCGGTCACGGCTGCCGCGGCGCGTGTCGCGCTCGTCGTCGCCGTCGTCGTCCTGGTCGTCGTCCGTGTCGGACGACTTCGGGGCGAGGCGCTTGACGAGCTCGGCGAGCCCGTCTTCGTCGACCTCGCCGTCGTCGTCGACGTACCGCGACAGTTCACGTCGTCGGCGACGTCGCCCGCGTTCGGGATCACGCCCTTCGCCGCGGCGAGGAACGCCTGCCGCGCGAGCTTCGAGCCGCTCTTCGCGTTCGCCTCGGCGAGCGCCTTCGCGACCGCTTCGTCGACCTTGCGCTCGTGCTCGGGCATGCCCTCGCGCTTGAGCCTCGCGAGCTCCTTCGCCGCGCCGGCGTTCTCCTTCGCGCGGCCTTCGTGCTTGCGCGCGAGCCCCTGCCACTTCTCGGCCTCGGCCTTCCAGTCCTTACCGCCGTCGCCGTCCTTGTCGGACCCGTCGCCGTCGTCGTCCTGGTCGTCGCCGCCGTCGCCCCCGTCGTCGTCACCGCCGTCGCCGCCGTCCGCGTAGAACACGGGCGAGAACGGGTGATCGGGTAGGGGTGCGACCAACCCGCTTCCGACTCGATGCCGGGCAGGGTGGGCAGAGTGCGCGTACGCATGGTGGTGTCTCCCGTGTCGGGTGAGGGTGAGCAAGAGGTGCGCCGTGTCGGCGCGTCAGTCCGTGCCGGCGTCGGTCTGCCCGACGTCCTTCGGCCCGGTGAACTCATGACGGCGCACGGCCAACATGGGGCCGATCTCGCCGTGTTCGCGGGTGATGATGATCTCGCGGTAGTCGGGTGCACGCCCGCCGCGGTCCGACTGCCCGATGCCGAGCGAGACGGCGTCGTGCGCTTCCTTGAGCAGCCCTTCGTCGAGGATCTGCCCCGGGTCTTTGTCGCCCGGATCGGCACTGGCTTGCAGTGGCAGCCGGATGAATCGGCATCAGCTTTTCAACCCGGTACCGCTGCGTCGACGCGATCACGCACAACGCGCAGTTCTTCGAGCCGACAGCCGGCGCCTGTAGAACTTCGCCCGGCTGCGCCGCATGCTCTGCCGGCGGCGTGCGTACGGGCGAGCTGCAAGTCGGTATCGGTGATCGACTGCAAGCGGCGTTCCCCGACGCTCTGCGCGGTCCCCATGTCGTGACCCTCGCTGAGCGCGTTCCACACCGAGACGAACGGCCGGGCGTACACCTCGGCCGCCGGGACCCGCGCAGATCGTCGGCGAGCTGCACGCCCGCCGGCGCCGCGGCGCCGCCGAACATGTCGGCGACCATGCTCGCGAGGTAGGCGTCGGTGAGCGCGCCGATCTGCTGCTGCGCGCCGAGGACGACGGGCAGCACGTGCTCGACGAACGCGGCGGCGTCGGCGTCGCGGTAGCTGCTGAGCGAGCCGAACGCGTCGAGGACGAAGGCGAGCAGCCGCTCGCGCAGCCGGCCCGTGATCGTGTCGTACTGCTGCGACAGCGCCTCTTGCCTCGCCTCGCTCATCCGGCGTCACCCGTTCCGTGCCGGCCCCGGTGCCCGCGGCCGTGCCCGGCTGCTGCGGCGGCAGCAGCGAAGCGCCGAGCAGCGCGTCGGCCGCGGCGCCCGAAGCGATCCGGCGTACGCGCTGCGGCGATTCGCCCATGTCCTCGGCGAGGACGGCGAGCGGGTATCCGATCGACTTCTTCTTCGTCGCGGCGTCGGCGAGCACGGCGGGATTGAGCTGCCTCGGGTCGGCCCAACGCACCTCGGCCTCGGTGAAGTCACGCTCGACACCCGCCTGCCTCGCGCACAGCGTCATGACGTCCTCGAGAGCCTCGCCGAAGTGGCTCATGTGTTCGCCCACCTTCGCGAGGTGCATCACGTCGAGCGCCTGCACCGTGTCGGCGCTGATGTTGATCAAGTCGGTCGCAAACAGGTACGCCGGGGTACTGCTGATCAGCAACAGGTTCCGAATGTCCGCTTCATGTTCCTTGAGGAACCCGCTCAAGTCGGTCGCGTCGAGCTGCCCAAACTTGACGTTCTCTCCCTCGCTCGCCCACACCGCGGACGGGCTCGGAACGAAGGGCTGCTCGACGACCTCGAGCCCGGTGAGCGGGTCCGTGCGCTTCCGGAACTTGTGACCCGTGACGTACTTCTGCCGGAACGCCGCATAACGACCCGCCGTCATGCGGTTCAACACGCCGAGATTCAAACGATCTTGAATGTCGATCACGCCGGCGAACTCTGGTTCGGGGTCCTCGCCGAGGTCGGGCCGACAGGGGAAGTCGACCATCGGCAGCGCGCCGAGGTCGTGCAGCTGCTCGTCGCCGTCGCGCTCCCACGCCTGCCGCCCCACGGCAGCCGGCCGGGCCCGCGCTGCTTCGTCACGTACCGCACGAGCCGGTCGGGGAGGTACACCACAGCCCGGCCGACCCGGGCGACGTCGTCGTACCAAGCCTTGAGCCCGGCGCGGCGTTCGCCGGTCGCCGGGTCGTGCTCGACGATGCACTCGCTCGGCGTCTCGGCCGTGATGAGCGGCGCCGGCCGGTCGTTGTCTTCCGTCCTGGTCGGATGCGGCCCGACGATCATGTACCCGACCGACTGCGACAGGGCGACCCGAAACACCTGCTTTTGTCGGCTGTCGAGCCGGTTGAGCTGCCACCAGCGGGCGGCGTCGTCGTCCGGGTTCCCTTCGCCGTCGGTGATCCCGAGGGCGCGCAGCCGGTACACCGGTGCGTTCGCCACGGGCCCCAGGAAGTTGGTACGGCTCTTGCGCTGAAACTCGCGGAACGCCTCGCCGACGTTCCGCGGCAGCTCGGGCAACTTGTGGTTGCCCTTGTACATGTCCCACCAGAAATCGAGCTGCGGCTGCCGGTCCCGCAGCCCACGCCCGAGGCGCAGCAGCCACCAGTCGGGGGACTCGACTTCGTCGCTCAACATGTCGCCCCCTCTCGGGCTGTCAGAACGTGAACCCGCCCATCGGTTCGGCCGCCTCGGCGAGCCCCTGCGCGACCGCCTGCGACCGGGCCTCGAAGGCGAGAATCGAGGCGACCGCGGCGTCGATCTTCCGGGGAGAGTCGGGGTTCTCTTTCATGATCTGGATTCCCGTACGCCCCTCGCGCCGGCGGGCGTTGAGGAAATGCCGCGTGAGCGCGTACGACCCGTCGTAGGTCATCTCTCGCTCGAGGATCGCGTCGAGTAGGCGCTGCGTCGCCCGCACGATCTGAATCGCGCGGCCGCCGGTCATCCACCACTCGACCGGGTGCTGCCGGCTCGCCTTGACCTCGAGCCGGTGTCCGTACCGCGCTTCCCAACCCATCACGTGCTCTTGCCACTTCGCCGGGTCCGCGTAGAACCCGACGACGTTGAACCGCTCGAAGGCCGACTCGACCGCGGCGAGGACCTCGGCCTTCGGTACCTCCCAGTTCTCACCCGCGGCGCCGGCCGGCTGCTCCCACACCCCGAGCTCGAAGAGGTGCCCGTCGCTCACGCGGCAGCCGATCAGCGCCGTCGCGTCGGTCACCTTGCGTGAGCGTTTCCGCGACCCGTCGAATCCGAGTGTGATCATTTCGCCGTCGGCGACGACCTTGTCGAGGTCGCTCACGGCGATCAGTTCCGGCTCGGCGAGCCACGCGTCGGCGGCCGCCTCGGCGAGGTTGAAGAAGTACCGCCGGCTGTCGCTCGGCGAGTTGCGCGGGTCGAAGATCTCGTTCACGAGCCGGTCGAGATCCATCACCGCGGCGAAGTCGCCGTACGCCTCGACGAGCGCCGCCCGCACTGCCGTCTCGTCCGTGAGGTCGACGCCTTCGTGCCCCGACCGGTGATCGAAGAGCAGCCGCGCCGTGCGCGTCTTCCCCTCGCGGATGAGCTTCGCGTACAGGTGCGTCTCTTCGGCCACGCTGCCGGCGCCCGGCGCGTACATCGTCGACGTCTCGAGCGACCAGGGCGCGGCATCCTTCCGCTTCCCCAGGTTGCGCCGCACCGTGTCGTACATGCGCCGCAGCTCGGGCAACACGTACAGGTGCGTCTCGTCGAACACGACGAAGGACTCTTTACCGCCGTCCTTCGCAGCGTTCGACGCCGTTGACGGGACGATCTCGCCGCCGTCGGGAAGGATGATCCGAGTCACGCCCGCGGCGTCGCCGGGCAAATCCTCGCCGAGCGGCCCGTCGGTAAGGTTGAACAACACATTGTCGTACGTGTTGCCTGCCTGGCTTTCCTCCGTGGCCAGGCAGCGAATGAACGGGTACGTGACCGGGCGCCCCATCGGTTCGCCCGGCTGATACTCGTACGCGAAGTCGCGCCACCGGTAGACCTCGCCGCCCTCGGCGAACCCTGCGAACCGACACGGGCCGAACGCCTCGAAGAGCACGAACCGCCCCGCGGTCCCCGACTTGTCTCGCCCCTTCGCCCGGCTGAAAAACGCCGAGTCGTACAGCCGGCGCCCGGACCCGTCGAGGGCGTAGGCGTCAACCGTGAGAGCGGCGAGCTCGTCGTCGAGCGGAATGCCGTCGGGGTCCTCGGGGTCGAGCGGCCGGCCTTGAATGTCGCCGGGCCCATGAACGCAGAAATGCTCTTTCCACGCGAGGGCGAGCCACCCTAGCGAGCGTTGCCGGTCATGCTCCGGTGCGCGGACGAGCTCACGGGGCATCGGCAGTCAGCCGAGCCCGGCGCTCCGACAGCCGCGTGACCGGGCGCGGCCGCGACGTCTCGCGCGCGGCGGCCGGCTCGTCCTCGCCCTGGTCGTCGTCCTCGAGCGGCACGTACCGGATACGGAGATCCCGCCGGGCGTCGAGGGTCGTGCCGAGGACCCGCTCGCGCTGCCGCAGCTCGCCGGCGAGCCGGACGTCGCCGGCGAACACGGCGTCGGCGACGAGCGCGGTCGTCACGGCGTACTGCCAGTCGGCATCCGACCACAGCACACAGTGCGGCATGGACGCGATGCGCTCCCACCATGCGCGCGTGATCGGCTGTAGCGGCTGCATCTCGGACTGCCGGCCGAGCTCGCGGTCGGTCCACTCGACCCGCCGGGCCCGCGGTAGCGTCGGCCGCTCGCCGTCGTACGGCTGGTCGACAACGGTGATCCAGTCGTGCACCGCGGCGACCCGGTTGCGCTTCGGCCCGTCCTTCGGCTTCCGCCCCGTGACTGCCATCGGTCTACCTCCCGTGTCGGGTACGCCGCAGCGCGCCCGTGTCGGGAGTCGCTACAGCAGTTGGTCAATCACCTCGGCGAGGTCGCCGAGCCGGCGGGGCGCGTCGCCCCACGTGTCGCCCGTGACCGCGATGTACCGGCCCGTGCCGTACAGCTCGACCGTCCCGGTCCCGACCGTGATGCGCCGGCCGTGCGGCAGCTCGCCGAGCCCCCACACGTGCAGCCCGTCGCCGGACACCGACCGCTCGACCCATGTCGGACCGGCGGCGTCGAGAATGCGCTGCGCCCACGGGGCGACCCGGTCGCCGTACAGGCAGTGGTCGAGGTCGAGGCACACGACGCCGTCGCCGTTCAACACGAACCCGAGCCCGGCGCCGACCTTGCTCGCCGCGGCGTCGGGGTATCGCGACCACGTCTCGGGGTCGGTGCTGCTCGCCGTGCCGGCGTCGACAGCGACCGGAACCTTCGCCGCGGTGCGCCGGACCCAACGCGGCCGGCTCGTGAGCTCGTCCGGCAGCGTGCGGCGCCGCTCGCGATGCGCTGCAACGCGGCACGTGCCGCCGCAGTAGCGGGCGTGCCGCCGCGCGGTGACCGGCAGCGGCTCGGCGCATTGCTCGCAGGTCGGTGTCGGCATGCCCCCATCATACCGCAGATGTAACGCTTTTAGCGCTCTGACCTGCGCATTCATCATACGTTGATTGGGGTCGAGGGGCTGAGAGGCGCTCTGCGATGCCCAGTCGCCGCGCCATCAAATCAGCCTCCCCGACCCCTGCCCGCCCGCACACGGGCAGTCCAGAGGGCGCCGTGCCCCCAAATCTCGGCGTTTCATACGCACGGCCGGCCGCAGCACCTCCCGGGGCCCAGAGGGGGCGGGGGAGGGAGTCACCCCCCAGGGGGCGGGGCTCGTCTCGTCTCTTCGATCGTCCGGCTCGTCGACGAGCTGCTCGTCGAGGATCGCGTCGCGTTTCGCCAAACTGCGCGCCGATTTGGTACGTCGCAACGCTCTGACCTGCGTGTTTGTGCATGTCACTGCAAAGGTGCAGGTCAGGGGCTTGCCGTACGGTCCGGCTCGGCAGTGCCTCGGAAACGGTCCCGGTGAGCGTGTGACGAGCTCGGCGGCCGCGATCTGACTTGCACAAAAGCGCAGGTCAGAGGCTTGCGACCGTTCTGCAGGATGGTCGATTTGGTCGCCCGTCTCGTACTTGCTCGGCCGCTCGCCAAATCGGCGCGCTCACAGTCGAGTTACGAGCCGTTGACCTGCGGGTTTGTACGTCGCCTACAGCAGACCGGGATGACGCTCGGCCGGTCGCCAACGCGTGACGCGCGGTGCGGCGTTGCCCTCGCGCGAGCTCTTGATCGCGTGGTGCTCATGGCACAGCGCTTGCAGGTTGGTCGGGCTGTGGTCGTTGCCGGGCGTGATGTGGTCGACGTCTGTCGCCCTGCGTCCGCACACGGTGCCGCCCTCGCGCCATCGGCAACGGTGTTCGTCTCGGGCCAGGACGAGCGAGCGCAGCTCGGGCCACTCGGGGGTAGCCCGAAGCGGCGGGTACTGCCTGCCCACTGTCCGCTCACGCCTCGGGGTCCGGGGGGTCGAGGTAGTCGGCAGCAGCACGGAAGAACGCGGCGAGAGCGGGGCGTGCGTCGGGTCCGTCACCGACTCTGACGACGACGGGAACGGTCACGATCAGGGGCACTCGTCGTCTCCTTCGTCCTCGAAGTCGGGCTCGGGGTCGGCGCGTTCGGCGACGGAGTCGAGGGCGACTCGGTCGAGGTCGAGCTGCCGGCCGAACCCGAAGCGCTGCGGCGCCGCGTGATGCGGCGGTGCGGGCATCGCGTCGAGCAGCCGGCGGGCGGTGCGTTCGATCTGCCGCAGCAGCGGCGCATCGTCTGCGGTGCCGTCGGTCCTGATCTCGATCTCGCGTGTTCCGTCCGTGAGGCGTACGCGCATCGCGGGTTCCTCTCGGCCGGGGGTGTGCCGCGCGGTGCGGGGGCGCAGCCAGCAACCCGCACTTGATCGTGTGTACCGCACCGCGCGGTGTTCGGGGGTGGAAACGCGAACGCCCCCGCGGTGTTCCGGCGGGGGCGCTTCGGGGGTGCTGCCCGTTTCCGGGCAGGGGTTGTCTGTGGTGCCAGGGTGCGACATGTGATCGTCTGCGTCAAGTCACGAGCCGTGCGGAGAGGGCGCGTTGCGCGCGTACGCCCGACGGTCCTGTACGTCTGCTCTCTACGCCCGCCCCCTTGTATGGAGTGGAGGGGAGGGGAGCACGCGCGCGCGTAGTCCCGAGGGAGTCCCCCGGGGACAGAACGCGTTGACCTGCGTACTCATCCGGGGATCGCAGATTTTTCGCGCGCGAATCGTCGACGAATCCTCGGCGAAAGCGCTGCGAATCGTCGGCGAATCACCGCGCGACGTCGGGCTCTTCGGGCTCGTCCTGGTCGACGAGCTGCTCGCCGTACCTCTCGGCGACGGACACGCCCCAGCGATGTGCATCGGCTGTCGCGGCCGCGGCGTTCTCGAGCGCCTCGGCCGCGGTGATCCCGGCGTTCACGGGGTGTTGCCCGGGGCGGGGCGCTCGGCCGGCACGGGTGCAGCGATCTTGACCGAGCGCAGCTTGCCCCGCAGGGTGACCGCGGCGCCGACCGTCTCGTCGCCCTTCGCTCCGCTCGCGTACGCGTCGGCGACGAACGCCGACAGCTCGTCGAGGGTCATCGGCTGCCCGTCGGTGCCTTCGTGTTCGATCTTCTTCGCCATGGGTCGATCCTCTCGTACCGGCGCCCCGCCCGGCAGTCTCGGACGGGGCGCAACGGCTGCTGTGTGGCTACTTCTTCGGGGTTCCCGGCACGGGCTTGTCCTTCGTCGGGAAGTGCCCGCCGCGGCTCGCCTGATAGGTCGTCTCGTTCTGCCGCTTCTGCTCGGGCGTCATCTTGGCCGCGAGCTCGGCCATGGGCACGGACGCACGGAACTTAGGCATGATGGGTCGTCCTGTCTCTCTCGAGGGATAGGTGACCCGGGGCGGTCGGGATGCCGGCAAGCTGTCGGCCGCCCCGGGGCATGGTGGGTAGAACACCCCCGGTAGACGGGGGTAGATCGAGGTAGATCGGCGGTAGAACCGCAGGTAGACCGGGGGGTAGACCGCTACGCGGCCGCCTCGCCGTCCTCGGCCGGGGTAGGGGTGTTGAGGGCCGGTACGTCGTCCCGGTGGACACCCCACGCGACCGCCCAGTCGCCGGCCGCGTTGCGCACCTTCACGGACCGCCGACAGGGGATGTTGAGGCGCCCCAACTGCGCGCGCACTTCGGCCACTCCCCAACCGGGCAGATAGCCGGGCCGGTCGAGCCCCTCGGCGAGGGTCGAGAGGTGCACGCCCTTCGCCTCTCCGATCGAGGCGACGACGTACTCGACGAAGGCTTGCTCGGCGGCCGCGCGGCGCTCTTCGGGGGACAGCTCGCCGGGCTCGTCCTCGGCCGGCTCGCCGGCGTCCTCGGCGGGGCGCCGGTGCGTCGCCTTCCAAGCTGCCGTGAGGAACCATGCGAGCAGCAGCCACAGCAGCCACGGAAAGCGCCGGACGAGCGCCCACACGCCGTACCCGAGGGCGCCGACCAGGACGAGCCGGAAGAGCGGCCCGAGGGCTGCTTTCCACCCGTCGAGGTCGTCTCGCCGGCCCTTGCGAATCCAGCCGGTCACGCCGTCAGTGAGGCGCTCCCATATGGCCTCGCTCCCCTCGGCGAGCCACCCCTCGACGTTGCGCTCGGCGACCTTCGCGACCGCGTTCGCGATCTGCTGCTTCACAGCGCATCACCGCCGCGGCTGAGCACGTCGAGCACCTTCGCGCCGGCCCAGTTGACCGAGTCGGGCCACCAGCCGAGCAGCGCAGCGACGCCGGGCAGGAATCCGAGGATCGCGAAGGTGATGAACCCGCCGACGATCCTCCGCTTTTCGATCTTGCTCGCCGACTTGTACAGCACGGCGACGATCACAAGGATCAGGCACGTGATCACGCCGCCCTCGGGCGTCAGTACGCCCATGCGGCCGGTCGGCATGGCTGCGGCGCCGCTCGTGCCGGTCGTCGTCTCAACGCCCTTGCTGCCGACGCTCGAGAACAGACCTGCGATGCCCGAGGCGCCCCACCCGAGCGCGCCGCCGACGCAGATCGTCGACAGCGATCCGAGCGCCGAGCCGGCGCTGTACGGGATCAGTTCCTTCGGGTCCCGATTCCCCTTCCACCACTTCCGGAAGTTGAGCCACAGGATCGCGAGCCCGACCGCGACCCCGCCGAGGTTGACGGCGACGTTCATCGGTGAACCCCCGTGATGATCACGACGACGTCGAACCAGTCGGCAGCGCCGACGAACCCGAAGAGCGTCACGGCCGTTGCCCACAGCGCGAGCAGACTGCGGCGCTGCACGAAGCGCCGCGCGGCGAGGGCGAAGGCGCCGGCCGCGAGCGCGTACCCGAAGGCGGGGTGCATCGCGCGCGCCTCGCTCGTCATGTACGCCCACGTGACGGCGGCGCTGTAGCCGGTCCAGGGAATCGGGATCACCGCGGCGGCGAGGGCGCCGAGCGCTTTCCAGGGGCTCACGAATCCCGTGGCCATGTCCCACAGCCGGGCCCATCGGCCGGGTTCCGGCTCGGGCTCGGTCGGCTCGGGCATGACGAGCTCGACGGTCACGTGATGCTCGATCGGGCCCGGGTCGGGCGCCGGGGCGGGTCGGGGCGCCGCCGGCGGGGTCGGGGGCGGCGGTGCTGCGGGCGGGGGCGCCGCGATGCGCCACGGCGGCAGATCGGGCGTTCCGTAGGGTGCCGCGGGCAGCGGCGGGGCGGTCGGGATCGGGGTCCCGGCGGGGAACACCGCGGTCGGGATCATCTCTTTGTCGGGCATGGATACCTCAGCGGTACAGGCTCGCGCCGAGCGCGAGAAACGTGAGAATGGCGGCGGTCGTCCCGGCGACGGGCCCGGCGTACAGGCCAGGGGCGCGGCGGGGCGCGATGTGGACGAGCCCCACGAAGGCGCCGCACGTGGCGACGACGAAGTACGCGACGAAGAACGCGGTAAGCACGGCGGGCCCCCGGGCCTAGAGGTACGGGCCGGATCGCTCCGACTTCGGCCGGGCCTTCGGTGCGGCGCCCTTCGCCTTCTCGGCGTCGCGTGAGTTGACCGTGCGTACGTATCCGTCGGTCACCTCGAAGCCCTTGCGCTTCGCTTGTTCGGCGATCTGTACGGCGTTGAGCCCGGGCAGTGCCTCACGGAGGCGCCGCACGGCATCGGCCTTCGACAGCCCGTCGCCCGCGAGCGCTGCGTCGACGATCTGCTCGACTCGGCGCTGCTCGGAGGGGTTCGGGCCCGGGGCGGCCGGCTGCTCGCCCGGCCGCTCGGTCGGCGCCGCCGCGGCGGGTGCGGCGGTGATCGCCTCGGGCTGCTGCACGGTGATCACAAGGTGATGCGGCTGCGGCGCCTCGGGGTGATGCGGCGCCGCATCAGCGCGCGTCACGGTGTAGTCGACCGGCCGGGGCACGCGGCCGAGGACGACCGCGACGTCGAGCTCGCTCACTTCCTGCCCGTACTCGCCGAGCAGCTCGGCGAGCTCGCCGAGGCTGAGCTCGGGGCGCGCGGCGTGCAGCAGCCGGACCGCCTTCGTCGGGGGCATCTCGGCGAGCTCGGCCGCGATCACGTCGACGGGCCCGCGGCCGCCGGCCGGCGCCGGCTCGGCGTCGCTCGGGGCGCCGGTGACGTGCTCGACCGCGCGCCGCTTCGTCTGGTCCCATGCCTCTTCGCCGGCGAGCAGCCACCCGAGCCACCCGAACACGGGCAGGCGCATCGGGCGCTCGCCGCGGTCGATCCGGTGCCGTGCCCGGGTCGCTGCCCATGACAGATCGGCGAGCAGCAGCAGGGCGACCGTAGGGGCGGCGAAGAGCAGCGTCGCGCCGATCCCGCCTTCGATGTGCAGCGCGTGCAACCGGTTGAGGTACATCGAGACGCCGGCGAGAGCGAAGGTCGCGAGCCGCGGCCCGAGCGCCGAGCGGTTCTCGCGTACCGCCTCGCTCGCGAGGTACAGGCAGGCGAGCGCCGTCCCGTCGAAGCACGCGGCGACGAGCACGGCGAGCAGCTTCGGAACGCCGTACATGTCGTGGGCGACGACGTACAGGGACCATGCGACGATGCCGGCCGCGGCCGGGGCAATGATGCCGATCCCGATGCGCCACCCGAGACGGTTGAGCCACTTCGGGCGACCCCGATCCGGGGTTACGGGCGGGCGTGCCCGGTTACGATTCCTCATGGATCTTGTGTCCTGTCACTTCTCGCGAGGGGGCGGGGGCGGGTCCTGCGCCCGGCCGGTGCTGGAATCACCGGCCGGGCTGCTCTGTGTCAGGCGGCGTTGGGATCGGCGAAGCAGTCCTCGCATGTGGCGGCCGGCTGCTCTTCGTGCTCGGTGCACAGCACTGCCCAGCGGTACAGCGGGTCGTCGGCGGGGTGCTGCTCGTCGACGTTCATGCGCGCGGCCGCGTCCGACGCCTGTACGGCGCAGTCGAATTGATCGACGCACCCCTCATCAGAGAGCACGCCGACGCTCGCGGTCGGCTGCTTCGTCTTGCACGCCTCGACGGGGTTCGTACGGTCCTCGGGGCGCTCGTAGAACCCGTGCACACACCGGGGCTCGCCGAAGTCGACGGCGGCGAGCGGGTCCTGACTGATCGGTGACTCACCGGGTCCGGAGACGCCGGCGGCCGAGCGCGCGATCGCGTCGAGTCGGTCGATCACGTTGACCGGCTCGGGCTGCTCGAGGACGCGAAGGCTCGCGGTGTACACCGAGACGACGCCCCGCCCGTCGCTGAGGATCGTGTGACGGTCGTCGCCCCATGGCGCCCGGTCGACGCGCCACTGCTGCACGGTCGGCCGGTTGCTGATCACGACCGCCTCGACGAGCGCGCCGGCGCTGATCTCGTCGCGGGTCGCCGGCTCTTCCGTGGCGAAGATGATCTCGGGCGCCGTCGCGTCGATTCGCACGTCGTGCCACTCGCGCGCCTTGCCCTTGACGTCGGTCGTGACGACGCTCGCGATGATCCGGTCGTAGTGGCTGAGCGCGCGCAGCACCTTGACCGGGCGGCCGCCATCCTTGAGCCATCCCGTCCGGTCCCGTTGCGAGGCGATCTCGACCGGGTCGCCGGTGCACGCAACGCACAGCGCGTGTCCCTGGGGCGTGGGGTACGTCGCGATCAGGGACGCGCCGCACTTCGCCACGGCGACGTAACCCGCCTCGGTAGGCACGCCGGCGCTCGGGTCGACCACGTGCGCGCTGATCCAGTGACCGGCGTTGCCGTACTCGACGGGCGTGCGCTCGACCCGGCCGCGGGAGACGTTGAGCCCGGCGACGTAGTCGAGCTCACCGACGATCGACCAGCCGCGGAGCGAGAGCGTGTCACGGTCGCTTCGGTCGCTGCGGTACGGGAGTGCGAAGCGCTCGATCGGGTCGGCGAGCCCGCGCTGAAAGATCGCGTAACGGTCCTCGTAGACGCGCGGCCGCGCCTGCACGTGCGAGTCGACCTCGACGAAGTACGCGACGGGCTCGGCGGCCGGCGCCTCGATCACCGCGGCGACGGCGGCCGCGCGGGTATCCCTCCCGCGGACGACGGGCACGCGCTTGTCGCCGTCGATCCGGTCGACGTTCCACGCGCCGGCGCCCGAGGCGTATCGGTGCGCCCTGTAGGTCTTCCCGTCGTGGTCGAAGCGGTAAGCGGGGTGACCGCCGGTCGTGATCTTCGTGAACTTCGGCAGCTGCATTGCGGCGTTCCTTCCGGGGGCGTCGTGTTGCGTCTCAATGTACATCGGGGCTTTATGTACATCAAGGCGAATGGTTAAAGTAGTCGTCATGGACGAAGCGACTGATCACGCGATCGCCGATGCGCGGGCGAACCTGAGCGAGCTACTCGCGTCGGTGCGGCTGCTCAGGGTCGTGCGGTTCCTCACGAGCCGGGGCAAGCGGCAGGCTGCGCTCGTCCCTGCCGAGCTCGGCGAGCTCGTCGCCGCGGTCGGCGGGCCCGATGCGGCCGCCGAGATCTTGCGAGCGCACGCGCCGGCCGCGCCCCAGTAGCCCGGTCGCCTCACGCTCGAGCGCCGCTGTCGCCCCAACGCGCGGGGCGACAGCGGCTTTTGCGTGCCTATGCGTCGGTCTTTGCTGCGGCGCGCTGCCGGCGCCGCGCCAACGCCCGCACCGCCCGATACGCCGCAGCGTCGAGGGCGCCCTCGAGCGATGCGAGCTCGTGTGGCGCCGCCCATGTGCGGCGCCCCTCGACGATCGGTACGGGGGCGCCGCACGCGTCGCCGTTCTCGCAGGTCACGGTCGACGCATCAGTGCCGCCGCGGTGCATCGTGAGCTCGGCGCCGCAGTACGGGCACGGCCGACGCATCGGGAAACTGCGGCGCCGGTCGTTGCCGATCGTCCGCTCGAGGCGCCGCGCCGCCTCACGAGCGATACGCGCGATGCGGTAGCGCTGCGCATCGTCGAGCGGCAGGCACGGGCCCGGGGCGCCTTCGAGCCGGCCGATCAGCCACTCGGCCGCCCGCACGGCGCTGCGGTCGCCGAGGGTGTAGTGCCAGCGCTGCGGGTCCGCCTCATCCCGCGCGGCGAGCAGCGCGAGGTCGAGCCCGACCCGGTCGCCCGGGATCGACCTCGGCAGCCGCTTGACCGGGGCGCGCTGCACCGCGGCCGCGATCTCGTCGGCGACCGAGGCGAGCGCCGCCTCGACCGCGCGGCAGGCGTCGACCACGTGCAGCCGCAGCGGCGCCGACTGCTCGGCGAGGACGAGCGGCGTGCGCTCGGCCCGGGGGGTCGCGTCCTGGTCGCCGGCACCGGGGCGGGCGAGCCACTCGGCCGGGCTCATGTGCCCGTGCCCGAGGGCGCGCTCGGCCGCATGGTGCTCGTCGAGCTGCCGCAGGTAGTCGTCGGCGTCCTTCGGGGGAGTCCAGACCTCGGGTGTCGCGCTGTCGATCAGGGCCCGCAAGTGCTGCCAGTGATCGACCACGACGCGAAGGTCGTCGGCAGCGGTGCGGGGGGTGCTCGTCATGGCGGGTGCTCCTGGTGGTGCGTGGGCGTAGGGTGATCGGTCCCGCGAAGGGGTAGGGGCGCCCCGGTTTGCTTGCCGGCACGGGGCGCCCCGCTGCTGCTACGGGGGGTCGAGTGGTGCGGGCATGGTCACCGCCCCCTCGAGCGCCGGGCCGGCGGTCCGTAAGGCGACTGCCACGCCGGCCGGCGCCGTGCCGGTCGAGTAGGCGGGGCGGCCGGCTGCTCGAACTCGACGACGGGGACCAATCCGAAGTCCTCGGGCTGCCCGATGGTCGACGTCTCGAGGATCGGTCGCAGCGCGGCGAAGCAGCGCTCGGTCACGGTCCGGACTGCGGCGAGGAGCGCCGCGACGGTCTGCCCCTGCAACGCGGCGAGCACCTCGAAGGCGGCGCGATGCACGAGCTCGTGATGTTCGCCCCGCTCGCCGCGCCGATATACGTCGACAGCCTCGCGGGCGGTCGGCTCGTCGAGCCCGTGCGCCTCGACGATGCGCCACACATGCAGCTCGATCGCCGCCTCGGCCGCGGCCGTCACCGCTTCACCGCCGGCGCCGGCATGTACCGAGCGATCTGCCGGATCGCCTCGGCCTCGGCGGCGTCCCACACGCGGCGGGCATCTTCGAGTGCGCGGCGCCGCGCCGCCATGATCCGATGATGCGCCGTAACCGCCTCGGGCAGCGACGTCGGCGCGTCCTGGTCGAGCTGCCGCTCGATCTGCCCGAGCGCTGCCCGATCGAGGATCGCGTCGAGCTCGAGGTAACGGGATGCGCCGGTGTGCGGCTGCTGGTGCCGCCATGCGCGCACCGCGTCGAGGGCGCTGCGTAGCGCTTCGAGCTCGAGCGACGGGTACAGCGGGGCGAGCAGGCACCGGCCGGCGCAGGTGTGCGCCTCGGAGCACTCGGGCCCGCAGGTGCGGGCGGGGGCAGTCGTCTCGGTCGTCATGGTTCCTCGCAGTGGTGCAGGTTGGTCAGAGGTGAGGGAGCTCGGTGATCCCGCGCTCAAGGGCGTTGGGGAAGGGGCGCGCGGCGCCGAGCTCGGGACTGACGGCGTGGGAGTAGCCGGCGAGCGGGTCCGGCTCGGGCGGGTCCTCGAGGTACGCGGCGAGCTCGTCGTCGGTGAACCCGTCGAGCGCCTCGAGCTGCTCTTCGTCGAGGTCGGCCGGGTCGTACTCGAAGCGGCTCACGACGCCGGCCCGGTGCGGGCGAGGTAGGCCAGCACCGCGCCGAGGACGACCTCGACCCGGCCGTCGTGGCGATTCGCGATGCAACGGCAGGCGCCGGGGCGACCGCACTGCGGGCAGCGGACCGGCTTGCCGAGCGCTATGTCGATCACGCGGCGCAGGGCGTCGGGCGCGTCGGCCGTCGACGCCTCGGCGGTCACGTCCTGGTCGAGGAACTCGACTTCGGTCGCCCCGCTGTGTCCGTGCACGTGCAGCACGGTCGGCACGCCGCGGTCGGCGAAATCGATCTTCGGGTGCGGTCCTCGCCACCGGAGCGACGCTGTGCCGTCGGGCCACTCGACGCCGTCGACGATGACGCCGGTACCACTCACCCCGGACACGTCGACATGCCGGCGCATGACGAACAGACGAGCGCGCGCAGGGTCGTCGGGCTGGACGATGCGAGCCCCGACGAACTGCGGGCCCGCGGAGATCTGTTCGAGATCGTTCTCGGCGGTCATGTGATCTTTCCCTTCGTCACGGGGTTACGCGGACCGCAGGGCGGCCGCAGGGGAGTTGTCCGGGGTCGTGGTCCGGCCGGGGTCGCGTTCGCCCGTCTGGAGGGCGCACAGCGGCGCGGCCGTGATGTGCCACCCCAGACCGCGCAGTGCGCGAACGGCGGCGCGCGCCTGTGCGGCCGGGGCTGCGTCGGGGTACTCCGCGAGGACGTCCTCGATCGCGGCCGCGATCACCGCCTCGACGGCGTCGCAGATCTGTCGGCGCTCTCGCTCGGGGTTCATCGCTTGACCTCGCTTCCTCGCCGCTCGAGGCGCTGTCGGCGCATCTCTTCGCGGGCACGCAGGTACTCGTCGTTCGGGCAGCCGGGCGAGATTCGGACCGACGCCGCGCGCAGCTCGGGCAGCCCGCCGGGGCGCACGGTCCCGGTGAGCACCGCCTCGCGGCGCGCGCGCAGTGCTGCCCGGTAGCCCGCTTCGTCGTCCGGGTCGAGCTGCGGATAGGCGCAGGGCTCGAAGGTGTCCGGCAGCCTCTCGAGCCGGTCGCGGCCGACCTTGCGCCACCGGGTGGCGATGTCCTTCGGCATGACCGGATAGGCGCTCTCGGCGTAGTGCTCGCCGATCGCCCGGCCGGCGAAGTCGAACGGCACGTAGCGCAGGGCGGTCGACCAGAGCATGAGCTGCGCGGCTTGCTCGTCCTCGCCGAGCCGCAGCACGCGGTCGTCGATCCGGCTGATCAGCTCGAAGAGCTCGAGGGTCTCTTCGGGGGTCATGAGCTGCCCCCCTGCATCCGCTGCCGCAGCCGGTCAAGGCTCGCGCGCTGCTGCTCGCTCTTCGTCGGCCCACGCCCATGGGCACGGGCGGCCGGGCCTGCGAACGGCACGACGTTGTCGCTCTCGGGGCGCTCGCGCTCGGCCCATTCCTGCCACCGGGCGCCCCACTCGACAGCCGTACGCCCGTCGGCCGTCATGCGGCGCACGAACTTGCGTGTCACCTCGGCGAGCTGCTGCTGCGTCAACTGCTGCCGGCCGGCGTCGGACCGGGCGAGCTGCGCGGCCGCGACGTCGTTCTCGCTCGGGTGCCAATCGGCGGCGATCGGAGTGAGAGCCGGCTCGCTCGCACGCGCACTACCCGCAGCTTGCTCTCTCTCCTCAGCCCCCCTCTTGGGGAGTGGATTGGAGGGGAGTGGAACGCGCGCGCGCGAGGTCCCCGTGCCGTCCCTGGGGGACATGCCTTCGTGACCTGCGAAGTCGCCAGAATCCGGGGTGTCTTTCGCGTGCGAATCGTCGTCGAAACCGTCGCGATTGGCGTCCGGATCTTCGTCGAAGAGCGACCGATTTCGCGACGGACCGCCGGGCCCGCCGTCGCTGCCGCCCCCGCGCTGCCGGCGCTTCTTCTCCGCGGCGCGCTGTCGGCGCTGCTCGACCTCGGCGCGCAGCGGGTTGCCGGACGACGCATAGTCGTGCATGTAGAAGTCGCCCTCGGCAGGCTGCGGGCAGCTCGGGCAGATGTGCCCGTGCGGGTGCCACAGCCCGACCTTGACGAGCTTCGTGATCTGCGGGGCGGTCCCGTACATCTCGGCGACCTCGCCGGGCACGACGCCGTCGGTCAAGTGCTGCGCGACGTAGCTGCCGCAGCGCGCCCACAGCCCGACCGCCGCATTACCTGCTTTCATGATCTTGCGGTGCGAGTGTGCTTTGTCGTCGACGTTGAACCAGGGCATCGAAGCCTCTCAGTGGTGAGCAATCCGGCGGGAAGTAGTGGTGCGGGTCCCGCGGCCCGCGAGGGTCCGGAACGGTGCAGCAGTGATCCACAGGTGTGGATAACGGCAGTTGGCGGCGCGCGCGGCGCTTCGCCGCCGGGCGGCCGCATCAGCGCTGCCCGTCTCGCGAGGCACGGCGCCGCTCGAGGTGCGCTTCGTAATCCGCCTCGGTCGGCAGCAGCGCGAGCACCTCTTCGACCGCGGCCTCGACGTCGGGCTGCCCGAGCTCGTCGAAGGTGCCGTTGATGCTGCGGCGGCGCATCATGGCGCGCATCACCTCGGCGACGAGCCGCGCCTCTTCGTCGGTCTGCGCCGCCTCGGCGCTCGTGATGCGCACCTTCACCGCCGGGTCTTTGTCCTCGCCCTCGGCGTGCCCGACGAAGCTCTTCGCCGTGAGCCGGACGACGGCGAACACCGACGTACCGGGGTGCTGCCACAGTCCGCGGCGCTGGTCGGCCGTAAGCGCCGCTTGCAGCCATGTCGCGTTGCCGTCGACCTTGACCTCGGGCAGCTTGCCCGGCTCGATCTCGTGAGGCATGGGCGTTACTTCCTTCGCTTCCGTGCGTGTTGCTTGCGGCGCTCACTGCGCATCGCGGCCGCCGCTCGTACGTCCTCGTTCGGGCACTCGTCCCGCATGTGCCGCTCGGCCCGGATCACGAGCGCCTCGACCGCGGCGTACCCGAAGGCGTCCTCGGGCGGCCGGCCGCACGAACACGCGAAATCGGCGGCCGCGAGGTCCTTCGCCTTCGAGTGGTCGAGCCGGACCCGCAACCCGTAACCGGGGTGCGGGAGTCCGATCGTGGGGCCGGCGCCGTTCATGGCTGCTCGGTGTCCAGCGCCGCCCGCTGCTCGTCGTCGAGCAACCCGCAGCCGTGCCAGTAGTCGACGAGATCGATCTGCCCCTCGACCGCCGGCACCGGGCGTGCGCCGGCGACGTCCTCGAGGGACCGGCCCGGCGGGGTGACCGCCGTCCCGGGGATCGTGGGAGCGCCCGGCGCGGCGCGGCCGCGCCTCACTGGTCGAGCCCCATCACCCAGCGCTGCCGCATCAGGTTGGGCCAGGGCACTACGGCGAGCCGCTCGCGCTGCGCCTTCGGCAGCTCGAAGAGCGGTACCCCGTAGGCGTCGTGTCCGGCCGCCCGCAGCCACCAGCCGTCACAGCGGTCGCCCTTCGGGTCATCGGCAAACTTGACGCCGGCCGCGAGGAACGCCGCGGCCGCCATGTCCTCTTTGGGGGCGTTGCCGTTGTCGGTCGCGTACTTCTTGAGCGTCGCCGGCGACAGGTAGACGTACGGCACGTCGGCGCGCAGCAGCGCCGCGTTCACGACGCCGTGCACCTTGCCGATTGCCTTGACCGCGTTCGGCCGCATGCGGGTCGGCATGTCCTCGAGCACCGCGACGTCGGGCCGGTGCTCGGCGACGAGCTCGGCGACCGTTTCCTCGATCACGAGCAGCCGGCGGTCGCCGTCGCGCTGCCGTGTCTTGATCCGTCCCGTCGACCCGTCCGGCAGCCCGTAGCCCGTCGAGACGATCGACAGATCGAGCCCGATCACGCGCAGCGCGCCCTCGAGCACCGCCGGGTCGACGCGCGACCGGGCCGGCTCGAGCAGCCCCGGAACCCCGCTCACTCGGCGCCCTCGTGCACCGGGGCGAGCGGCCCGTACAGCGCGTGGATTATGTCGAGCGACTGCACCGTGACGCCGCCGTTCGCGCGCAGCAGCGGCGCCCCGTTGCGGTCGAGGGTGCCGTGCCAACGCCACTCGGCGCCCATCATGTCGACCCACGTGAGCGCGAGATCCCACGCGTGCCCGGTGCCGTCCGTCCACACCTTCGCCGACCGGTCGAGCCGGCCGCCCTCGCCGAGCAGCAGCCCGTCGGGGCGGTCCGCGGTCGGGTTCTGCGCTGCGGCCGGCGAGCACGGGAACGGGGGGTGTGACGCGCGCAGCCGCGCGGCGAGCTGCTCGAGCAGCTCGGCAGCGACGGTGACGCAGATCTTGCCGGTCTGCATCTCGAGCCGGCCGGTCTGGTCGAGCAGCACGACGAGCGCTTGCTCGTCCATGTCGACAAAGCGGTATGCGTTCACGCGGGTACTCCCTTGCTCTCTGTGTCCTCGGCCCACGGGCGCAGGGGCCAAGAGCCGTCGACGACGGCGGTCGGGTCGCTCTTGCGGAAGTGGGCTTGCAGCCCTGCGGCTTGCTCGGCCGCGAGGCGCACTTGCAGCTCGTGCAGCTCGGCCCGGGACAGATCGCGCAGCTCGTGAAACCGCGGCCGCCGAGCCGTCCGGATCGACTCGGGCCAGTAGCGGCGCGACATGTGCGCGAGCTGCCCGATCTGCTGCGCGATCCGGGCCGACATGAGCGCGTCGTACTCGCAGCCGTGCGCCGCCTTCGCGTCCCACCCGAGCCCGTAGACCTGCGCGAGCGTGATGAGCTGCCGCCCCCCCTGGTCGGCCGAGGGGCGCCGCCGGTACGGCAGCACGTGCGTGTCGAGCACCCGCGTGTCGAGCACGTGCAGCGGCCGCTCGCCGAGCCGGTCGAGCAGCGGCTCGCGCCCGTGCCGGCGCAGCTCGCGGTCGAGCAGCGTGAGGTCGAAGGGCACGTTGTGCCCGACGAGAGCCATCCCGTCGCCGAGCCACTGCGCGAGCAACTCGGCAATCTGGTCGACGACGTCGGCCGCCGGCTCGCCCTCGGCCCGAGCGCGGTCGGTCGTGATGCCGTGCACGGCGGTCGCCTCGGCCGGGATCTCGACGCCCGGGTCGGTGAGCCACGTGACCGGGATGTACGAGCCGAACCCGCCGCAGCCGACGACAGCCGCGGTCACGATCCGGTCGCTCTCTACGTCCGTCCCGGTCGTCTCGAGGTCGAAGGCAGCGAGCCGGCCCGTGTGCCACATCACCGGGCACCCCCGCCCGGCTGCGCCGCCTCGGGCCACGCGGCCGCGGGGTACGCGGTCGGCGGCTCGGGGTCGCCCTCGCCGACGACCTCGACGTCGTACACCCCGTCGGCGTCCGGGCCCGCCTCGCCGTCGTCCTGGTCGTCGACGACGCCCGTCCGCGGGTCGACGCCCGCCTCGACGTCCTCGGCGATCTGCTTGAGGTCGGCGAGTAGCTCGTCGGACCCGTGCCCGGCCGCGCGCGCCCGGTGCCATACGGCGATCACGGCGGCCGCCGTCGAGCAGCCGCGCGCCTCGGCGAGGTAGTCGGGCACGTCGGCCGAACCCGCCTCGAGCGCCGGCCGGTTGAGCGTCGACGGGTCGAGGGCGGCCGCGGTCGACAGCGGGCCCGACAGCGCATGCCGCAGCGCCGGAATCGACGGGACGAGCATCACGACGGGGAAGTGCTTCGGCCCGGTCGGGCGCATGACGTTGCGCTGCTCGATCCACATGCGGACGGGCATCATGCTCTTGCCCTCGGTCGCCTGTAGGACCGTGTCAACGCCGCCCGCCATGACGTCGGCCGCGTAGTGGCTGTGCGTCTCGAGCCGCCATACGCCCAGGTCGGGCATGTCGGGCAACATGACGCCGATGCGCGACGTCGTCTTGCAGACCGACCCCGCCTCGACTTCGTTCTGTAGGTGCCAGTCCTCGCCATACTCCGCACGGCACAGACACGGGCGCCGGGTGAGCTGCTCGGTCACGCCGTCGCAGCGCCGCGAGCAACCCCCGCCCGACCACAGCTCGTACGACTGCGACAGCGGGTCACCCGCCGGGAGGATCGCCCGCAGCTCACGCGCCTCGGTGATCACGCGCCACTGCGCGACAGACTGCCCCTGCGGTGTCCACTGCTCGACCGTGCCGCCGTACAGCTCGGCCGCCCGCTCGATGTACTGCTGCGAGTGCGACGACAGAAGGAACGTCGCCGAGCGGACGGGTATCGGCCGCCCCTTCGGGTTCTTCGGGTTGGGCCGGCTGTAACCGGTCCGGATGCGGCCGAGCTCGGCCGCCTGTTTCTTGCTGGTCAAGATGCGCGATCCCATGGTCACGCCGCCTTTCCGGACGGTGATCCCGGCGCCCACGGCGGCAGAATCGTCGGGTACGCGCTCGGCGCGTTGTGCAGATAGCGGGCGTTGGCGAGCGCCCCGAGGAACGCCCGGAACACCGCGCGGTCGCTCGGAAGCTCGATCAGCCGGAACCCGCGCGGCCGCAGATTGAGCACGGCCGTGCGGCGCGGCCGCGGCGCCGGCACTTCGGTGTCGTCCGGCAGCAGCGCGACGGGCGCCCACCGGTACGCGGCGAGTTGATAGGGCTGCTCGGCATAGACCGTCGTCGCCGGTTTCTTCGTCGACGTCTTGTAGTCGATCAGCCACAGCTCACGGCGGCCGCCGGGCCCGGTCGGCAGCCACATCCACAGATCGCCGGTCCCGGCGTACCCGTAGCGGCGGTGCATCACGGTCGTCTCGACCGCCTCGACGTCGCGGTCGAAGTCGATCCGCCACAGCCGGAAGAACCGCGCGAGCTGCCGCGCGAACGGCTCGACCTCGGGGTCGGCCGGGGACGGCGAACCGATCACGATCGCGTGCGCCCGGCGGTGCACGCGCGTACCGAGGTCGGCCGCCGACTCGCGGCGAGCGTTCGGCAGCGCGACGAGCTCGCGCCGCAGCGCGGTCGGCTCGGTCCGGGCCCGGCGCGCGACCGCGATCGGGTCGGCGATCACGGCGTCGGCGACGAGCCCGGCGCCCCACGGCACAAGCGCCGGTTTGTGCACCGACGAGCCCGTGATGTTCGTAACCGAGATCAGGTCGGGCCCCCCGGCGGGGTCGGCGTAGTACCGACCCCGCTCGGTCGCGACCGCGTGCTTCGGGTCCGTCACAGCTCGATCGCCCCGGCGTCCGCGGCGATCCGGTACCAACCCACACCGCCGAAGAACGCCCCGACCCGGGCCCGGTGTTGGGCCCGATCGATGCTCGCCTCGGACACTGCACGGGGTACGACCGGGTTCGGCGCAGTGAGCCCGCCCGCGCGCGGCTGGTCGTCGCCACGGGTGCCCTTCTGCTCGCCGTCCTGGTCGAGCTCGGCGGCCGGAACGTCGACCGTCCGCAACAGATACGCGGCGGCGACCTCGCCGACCTCGGCGAGCCAATCGGCCGCATCGTTGAAGGCGCCGGCCCGAACCGCGGCGCCGAACGCCTCGATCTGAGCGCCGACCAGCATCCGGACCGGCACGAGCCGGCGCACGGGTGCGCTCATGCGCCACCCCCGGGCAGATCGGTGTTCAGCAGCGCGACGAGATAGTCGGCGAGCTCTGCCGACTCGACCTCGATCGCCGGCTCGGGGCAGCACGAGTACACACTGCCGTCGTCCGGGTCGTGGTCGGGGTCGTGGCAGACGGGGATCATCCCGGTCGGTCCGTCGCTGCCGTTCGTGGTGTACGCGGTACGCCACTTCGGCAGCCCCTCGCCGCCCCACTGTGCGGCGGCCGCTGCTCGTGCTTCGTCAAGAGTCGGCATCAGACGTCACGCCCCTCGGCGACGGCGAGCTGCTCGATCGTGAACGACCCGCCGTTGTTGAACCCGGTGAAGATGAACCCGGTCATCTGCTCGAGGTCGACGTGCACCTCGACTTCGCGCGACGCGACGTACGGCCGGACGTCCTTCGCGATGCGCTCGGCGAGCCCGTCGGGACCGATTGCCCAGCACTCGAGCGGCGCCGGCGCCGGCCGACCGCTGCGGCCGCCGTGCCGGCCGACCCGCTCGTACGTGACCCGGAACTGCGTTTGCGTCGCACCGGGGGCGGCCGCCATCTCGTCAAGCGAGGGCGTCACGATCGCCGCCTCGGGGTCGCGCGGCTCGTGCCTGCCTGCCTGCCAGTCGGGCCCGACCGCGAGCGCGATCTCGCGCAGCGTCTCGTCGGTGATGTGTCCGCTCATGCGGGGTCGTCCTTTCCAATGCGGGAGTTGCGAGGGGGCGGCGGGGTGATCGCGCCGGCGAGGATGAGCAGCAGCCCGGCGGCCGCGCCGCAGCCGAGGACGTCGAGCAGCTCGTGCCAGTCGGCGGCGCTCACCGGGCGGCCCGGGCGAGGGCGGCGCCGAGCAGCGCGGGCACGCCCTCGCCGACGAGCCGGGCGCGCACGCCCCGGTACGTGAAGCGGGCGATCATGGCGCCGCCGACCGCGCGACCCTGCGCGTCGTGCACGCCGAGCGCCTGCGTCCAGCGCCGCCAGTCGTCGAGCGAGCGCGGGCGCACGACGAACCGCACCTCGCCGCCGGCCGCGGACACCGCCGGCTCGCCGGGCATCTCGGCGACCTCGGGCTCGGCGAGGTCGGCGGCCGCCTTCGCCTTACGGCACTCGACGAGAGCGGCGACGGCGGCCGGGCTCGGGGCGGGGCGGTGTCGTCCCGGCAGCGCGAAGGGGTCCCGGGCGAGCAGCCCGGCGCCGTCGAGGGCGGCCGCGGCGCCGAGCGCACCGTCGACCCCGCCGCGGTTCATCGCGCCGGCGATCAGGTCGGCCACGGGGATCAGGTTCGGGTTCGTGGTCACCGGGAACCCCCCGGCCGCAGCTCGGCGAGGACGTCGACGCCTTCGGCGACCGCGGCGTGCACGCGGATCGGGACCGTCGAGCCGTCGCCGCGGGTCGGGGTCGCGGTGCGCAGCGTCCACAGCGTGACCCCGTCCTCGCGGCTGCCGCCGGTCCGGACGAGCTCGCCGCCGAGCGCGTACATCCAGCGGGCGAGGTCGCGGGCGTCGATCACGGTGACGTGCGCGACGTCGGGGCGCGGCGTGACGGTCGCGGCCGGTAGACCGAGGTAGTCGAGCATCGCGCAAACGGCGAGCTCAACGCTCGTCGACCGGTCGAAGTCGGTGAGCTCGTGCGGGCGTTCGGTAGGCTGAGCGCTCAAGGCGGTCGCCTCACTTTCTGCTCTGGTGGTGGGGTGCGAGCCGTAGGGGTCGATCCGGATGCCGGTCCGGGCCGGCCCCGACTCGCGTCGGGGGTCAGGCAGCGGCGTCACCGCGGGCGGCGTCGTACTTCGCGAGCTCGGCGCGCGTCGCCGCCGTGCGCTGCGAGCGCCGCGCCTCGGCCTTGAGCCGGCGGGCGGCCGCCGACCGGGCGGCGAGCTCGGTGAAATGCGCCTTACGCAGCGACTCGGCGATCTGCTCGATCTGCTTCTCGGTCGCCTCGGGGTTCGCCTCGCGCGCCATGTCGAGGAAGCGCGTCCAGTGCGACGCCTTACGCGCGGCGGCGGTACGGCCGGACCGGTCCGTCGTGACCGCCCAGCTCTTGTGAGCCGCGACCCGCATCCGCAGCGACCGCTCGGCCGTGTTCATGGGTTCCATGGGTTGTTCCTCCTGTGCTGTCCGTGCCCATGGGCGTGGGCAGTGGCTCAAAAAAGAGAGCGCCCCGATGGACGCCGAGCGCCTTGCATATGCCGTCGGCCTTTTCGCGCGTCACCGTCGGGCGCTCGCCCGACAGCAGCATTCCGACCTTCGATCGTGACAGGCCGACCCGGTTGCCGAGCTCTTCAATCGTGATCGGCCCGCCCGGCGCCCGTTCCATCAGCTTTCGCAGCGTTTCGCCGTCATGCAGATGTACGCGGGCATCGATCATGCGTGGGTCCTCCGTCGTACTGCCCACGTTCGTGGGCAGCCCCACTAAAGCACACCGCTTGAGCGGTGTCCACGTACGTGGGCAGGCAAGGAATCCGGCAATTTTCGGGCAGGAGTACCCGTCAGTATCCCGAGACTGCCCGCGATCGTGGACAATGAGCCTCACGCGCCGAATGGTTGTACGCGATGACCTGCTATTTTCACCTATCGATCGTGTGATCGGTGTGGAATCGACGAGACGGAGAGGCGGAATCATGCTCGAGCAGCGCGACGCACTCACCGAGCTCGTTAAGTCGCAGGTGGGCGAAGGTAGACGCTGGAGCACGCGCGAGTTTGCCGGTCGAGCGGAAGATCCCGAGACGGGTTACGCGCCCGGTAAGAGCCTGATCGCGAAGATCATCAACGGCGAGTCGTACCGCATCACGGCGCCGCTCGTCTCAGCGCTCGCGGTCGGTCTTGGCTTGCCTCGCGAAGTTGTCGGCGCCGCTGCGCACCTACAGATCATCGGGTATACCGCCGAAGAGCTCACGCAGGGCGCCCCGGCGACGCTGATCCGGACGCTCGCGGCCGGCGGCGACACCCCGAAGGCGCGCGCCGTCGCCGCCCGTTGGCAGGCAGACGCGCAGGCCCAAGCGCCGGCCGAGGCATAGACAGCGTTTTCCCTCGCCATTTCGTTACACACCCCTCACTCGTACGGGTGATCCGTGCATATGACAGAAAGTTACGGGTGTGGACCCTGCGCAAGCGGGATATTCAGTCGTACAGTGATCTGACCTCGCGCGTTTCGAACGCTTGTGCGGTTCTGGCATGTCCAGAATCGGGGGCGGGATAGGGGGTCATGTGGCTGAGGTGCGCGTCGAGACGGCCGAGCTCGACGAAGGGACACCGATGATGTACAGAGACTTCGGGCCGTACGTCCGACTCGCTCATGACCCCGCCCAAATGGACGAAGCCGCGGCGCTCGCGCTGCTGTGCGCGAGCCTTCCGCGGCTGATCGGCGAGCTCAAGATATCGCGCGCTGTGCCTTGACCCCGAGCCGCCGTCACTGCAAAGCCCCGCACGACCGGTCCGCCGACACCGGTCGCCGGGGCGCAGTCTTGTTCGGGCGCCCTACAAGAGCCCGTCGACCGGGCTGTGCCGGGCGTGCGCGATCCTCGCCCGCTCTGCGCCGGCCGACGCGCCGTACCTGCTGATCATCTCGCGTGACGACCAACCAGTGATGCGCATCAGATCGTCGTCACTGCCCCCGTCGAGCTTCCACTTGTGCGCGAATGTGTGCCGGAACTGATGCGGATGCAGCGGCGGGATACCTGCCTCGGCGCACCGGTCCTTGAGCATCTGCGCGACGCCCGAGATCGTGAAGCGGTGGTAGACGTGCCGCCGGTCGGCGCCCCACCACAGCCACATGTCGTCTTCGAGCGGCCGCCCCTTGTGCTTCGCGGCCGCCCGCAGGTACCGGTCGAGTGCCTGCGCCGTGGTGTGCCCGAACGGCACGCTGCGCCACTTGCTCTTTTTCCCCAGCACGCGAAGCACCTTGAGGTCGAGATCGAGGTCGCCGACCTTGCGGTCGGTGCACTCCGACAGGCGCACGCCCGTGTCGAGGAAGAGCAGCAGCAGCGCAGCGTCGCGGCGTTGGGCGTACGTCTTGCCCTTGACGGTGCTGAACAACTTCTTCAAGTGATCATCGGGGATCACCGGCACCTGCACCTCGGGCAGCGCCGGGGGTTTCATGCTGCGCATGGGGTGTTTGTCGAGCTCTTCTTCGTCGACGAGCCACGTGAACATCGTCTTCAACGAGCGGTAGTGGTTGTGGGCGTTGGCCGGGCTCGTCCGGCGCATGGTCGCCGTCACGTACGCCTCAATGTGCTCGCGGTGAATCTCGTCGAGCTCTTCGGGGGCGTCTCTCGCGTTCTCGTCGGCCGGCTCATAGTCGTTGAGCAGGAAGTCGCGGAACTTCGTCGACGCGTTGAGGTAGATCCGGATCGTGTTGTCCGAGGCGTTCCGGGCGCGCAGAGAGCGCACCCAACTAGCCACCATCGGACCGAGGTCGTATCGCTCGGTGGGCAT